ACTTCTTTTTGCATGGCTTTTAGTTTCTTCTTGTCCATTAATTCGGCTAAATTCTCGTCTTCAGAAACCATATTAATGCGAGTCATTTTGTTTTCAATGACTTCATCCATTTTATTTAGTTTCGCTTCTAAAGCTACGATATTTGCTTGCTTATCAATTTCAGCTAATTCAGTATCAAGTGATTCTTTTTTAGCTTTTTTAGAAAGTTTTTTCTTTTCTTCTTTTTCTCCAGCTTCTTTACCTTTTTCGTATTCTTCAGCTCCGTATCCTTCTTCAACTTCGCTTGTTACTTCTTTTACTACTTCATTTTGTTGAGCAGCTATAGAGTTAGGATTGCCAGAAGTTACTACTCCACCCATTAAAGATTCTTTTACAATTTCTTTAACTTTGTCTGAGTAGCCACTTTCTTTATGTTTGCCAGTAGCTTCTTCAGATTTCATTTCTTCTAAACCTAAGCCTTCAATACCAAAAGCAGCATTTTTAAGGTAATATTGACCATCTTTAGCTAAGTTTTTAGATACAATTTCTCTTACTTCATCTAAAGTTTTATCTGGGTTTTGTTTTGATTCAAAGTAGATACCATTTAACACTTCTTGTCCAATTTGGTTATCTAAGTTTTTTTCATCTTTGTAATCGAAATTGCTTTCAGCTACTTCTTCAACTTCTTTAGTTACTTTTTTTTCTTCAACTTTAGCTTCCTCAGCTAAAAATTCAGCAAATTTATTTTCAAAATCTGCTTTAGGAGTAGCTTCTATTTGGTTAATAGGTTTAAGGTCAATATATCCTAAATTTTCATTTAGTAATTCCTTAAATAACTTCTCTGCTTTTTTCATTCTTCTGATTTTAATAATGTTTCAATATCTTTTACAAAGTCACCAATTAAATCTGTTGGTTTAACTACAGCGTAACTTTTTGGGTTTTCTCTGTAGTACTTTATTGTTTCTATTTTTGCTTGACGCAATACTTTTTTAATATCTTCTAAACGAGATTCTAGAGCATCAAATGCCATGATTCTTTCTTCATGGAATTTTTTTATTTTATCTTCTTCCTGCTCAATTAATCTATATTTATACATATTAAAAGTTTTTTACTTCCAAACCACTTCCTTTTTGGACATAGTTTCCATTTTTATCTTTAGGTACTAGTTTGTATTTAAATTTTTTAACATAGTAATTATCTACTACACCTTCAGGTCCTGCTTTTGGACCAGGACCTAATGTAGCTCCTACTCCTTCAGGTAATTTTTCTTGTTTTTTAGGTTTTTTAAAAGCATATTTACCTAAATAAGCTCCTGCGCCACCTGAAGTTGATACTTCATCAACGTCTTCAGCAACACTCATTCTTTTATATTCGTCTGGGTATTCGTTTCTAAGGTGAGTTCTAACTTGATTTCTAAGTTTTCTTATTTCTTCATAAAAATCTCTAAATTTTTCATCATCCTTAGTTTTGCCATAAACACCTTTAGCTGTTCTAACTAAATCCGTTAGATCACTATTAAGTTTATCAAATGCAGGAAGTGGAATAACTTTCCATCCTACTTGTCCTGTTTCTGGATCTATTTTATTAACTACATATTTGGTGTCTCCATCCTTAGAATAGGAAACATCACCAATCTTATAGCCACCTTGCTTTGCTAAGTTGGGGGAGGGTTGTTCTTTAAGTTTATACTTGAACGCCATTTGCTACTTTAATTTCTTTTACTAGTTCGTAATATTGTAACAAATCAACTAAATTATTATTAGAAACTTTAGTTGTTTTATCCAATTCAACTAAATACTTAGCTACTTCCTGAATTTTAATTTGAGTAGCTTTATCTTTAATATTTTTAGCTTCTTCGTTTAAAGTAGCTTGCAAATCATTTATTTTACTATTGTAAAAATCTCTTAATCCAGGAGTTGAATCTACTGAATTAATGAATTCTTTAAGAACTTGTTTTTGTTCTGTAGATAAATTTTCGTATTTAGAATTAAATTTCTCCAATAGTACTTTATATGTAAGAATTCTTAAATCTTTATCATAGGTTTGGAATTCTTTTAAAACATCTTCTTTAACTTCCTTAGTATTAACTTCTTGTTTTGTTAAATGTTCTAATAAAGTTACTTTATTGTCTATCAATTGTTGAGAATCACTAGCTTCTTTAGCATTGTATCCTTCAATTAAAGTATATAAAGCAGCTAATTCTTTATAATTTTTAATTTTAGAACCAAAGAAAACATCTAAATTATAATGTTTTTTAATTTCATTAATCAAATTATATTTTTGTTTTCTTAAAGAAGTTCTATTAAATTTTTGGGATGATTCTAAAATGGTAGAAATTACTATATTAGCTCTTCCTTCGTTTAAAACTTTAGATTTTAATACTGATTCGTATAACTTATACTCACGACCTAAGGAAGTTTTTACGAAGTATTCTTTTAATATGTCAATAGCTGGTGAATCTCCACCTTTTAATGTGTCCGCTGTAATTTGACGTACTAATAATTCAAATAGAATACCCGTATTTTTATACTTGGAGTGTTTTATTTTCATCAAAAAATATATTTATTTATAAATATTAAGAGGAATTTATTCTTTTAATTGGTTTTCATCTAAAATTGAAGTATCATCTTTATCTTGCTCAAATACCAATTGTTTTTTATTCATTTTTTTAAACATATCTTTATTTTTCAATAAAGTAGTTTGAGCAGTTTCTAATGCTAACCCACTTTTATTTGTATCTGTTCTACTATCTGTAGAATCATTTTTGTCAGTATCTTTCATGCGTTTAGTACCTAAACGATCTTTTCCAAAATTACTACTTTGTTTATTAATGTTAGAAATGCCATCTTTAGGGCGACCAACTTTACTATCTTCGTTATAACCATCAGGTACATTTCCTGGATCTGAATACATTCTTCCTTTACCATATAGGGAAGCTAGATCATGAGGGGTACCATATGATTTGCCTGTTTCTACTGGATCATTTCCTTCAGATTCAATTTGAGCCATTCTAAACTCACGTTTAGCATCTTCTCTCATTAGATCTCTATATTCATCATATTGATCTTCTGATAAATGGTAAATGTTATCATAAATCCAATCTGTGGGGAGAAGTTTTTCACTTTTAAGTGTTTGAGCTAATTCAGTTTTAGATTTCATTAACTCAATTTTTTCTTGTTCAAATATAATTGATGGGGTTTGCATTGAAATTTCAAAATTAGTCAATGCTTCATCCCTATACCCTTGAGAATATAAATGAACTAATGCAATTTTATTAAGCTCAGAAACCATAATTCTTTGTAAACGTTCAATAGTACGAGCAAATCTAATATCTTCAGCAGCTAATGTAGCTTTACCTTCTACATTTTCATCATACCCTAAAAATGCTTTAGGAATTTTAAGTGCTGCAAATAATTTATCTCTTAAATATTCAACATCTTGAATACCATCATAATCTAAACCTTTAGTAGTTTCGATTTTAGTTGTAGTATCATTTCCACGAACTGGGATGTAGAAATCCTCCATCATGTTTTGCATGTTGTATTTCAAATTATACTCCCCTGTCTTTTGATCCATATAAGGAGTACGTTTCATATTTGAAATAGTTTTTTGCATAAACGCATCTATTTCATTTGGAGGAATTGATCCAACATTCATGTAAAAAATACGTTTTTCTGGGGCACGAGCAATTCTATGAATTAACATTGCGTCTTCCATTAACGTATATTGTTTAAATAATTTTCTAGCTGGTTCAATATATGAACGACCATAAGGAAGATAATTAGTATCACCAATTAATCTAAAGTGGGCCATTTCATAATTGTCAAAGAAAATACCAGGTGAATTATCAGTACCCGATTGACCTGGGACTTTATACATTCCTGAGTTAGTATTAACTAACCCATCAGGAGCATATCTATAACGGATTTCTGAAGGGTTTTCTGGATTGTATCCTTCTTGTCTTTCAATATGGTAAGCAGTATAGGGAATAACATTATAAACACCAAATTTTTCAGCTACTTCTAATTTTAAGAAAAAGTCCCCATATTTAGACATTTGTCTAATCCAACTCCAAAGATTAAATTCAATATTTAAAACATCATAAAATAAGTTGTAAAGTATTTTTTGAACATCTTCATTTGAAGAACGAATAGATAATACTTCACCCATGTCATTCTTTAATGTTGATTCATCAGCTATAATATCTAAAGCAGAGGCAATAATTGCATCTTGATCCATTACATCATATTCTGAATATAGTTGGGGTCTTAAGTACTGATAGTTAAAATTAAATTGGGATCCATATAATGAAGAAGGGCTTGTAGAAAAAATTCTATTATATCTGTCTATTAATGAATTAGTTTGTA